AAGAATACTTTACGAATCATTCAATGGGATGCATGTTACTACAGGAATGCACCGATCATGTTCAAGAACTTAAAACAGTTTCTGACCTCAACAAACACGAGGAACTTGCTGATATTGATTACAGTATTGTTGCTGATGAGTTTGACTCTCTCGTCCGATCACTTAATGCGGTCGGAGCTAAAGTTTTTCTAGCAGATATGCGATACTTCCCAGTTGGTCATCGTGGTGTCTATCATACTGTAAGCAACAACTTCTTTCTGAATGTTGCTCATATGCATCGTCCTGGTACTATGATGTCCGTGATGCGTCATGAAGGATGGCACGCTGCTCAGGATTGTATGGCAGGAACAATTGAGAACAATTTTATTGCCATTATTCATAATCAAGAGAGTGTTCCTAAGATGTATCAGGCAATTGCGAAAGATACTTACAAGTCTCAACCACATGCAATTCCTTGGGAGAAAGAGGCATATTGGGCAGGTCACACTGAGGGTATGACTGCTGCTGCACTTAAGTCTTGTGCTGCAGGAACCATGTGGACTGATTATGATCCTACACCCATGACTCGTGAATGGTTGGTTGAAAATGGATTCCTTCCTAAATAATATCATCCTACACGGAAAAAACACCCAAGAAGAGTTCTGCGAAAGCTCCTTGTATTATAATGGTGAACTCTTTGTTGGATAATCTTTTTCAAGTATGACAAACTTAACAAGAGATGTGTTGATCAAGACCATCGTCGCAAAGGAAATGCAGACATGCGACAGTCCTGATTACACTCAAAAACTAAAGACGACTTATCACAAATGGGAACATGAATCTAGTTCTGTTCTCTGTCAAAAATTTAATCAACTAGAACACACAAACATTACTGTAGATTTACTTCAACCATAAATAGCAGAGCCATGCCTGCTACACATGCCAGAAGAAGTCAAAACTCCTGAGGTAAAGAAGGAAGAACCTAAAAAGAAAGGTCCCCTCGGAAAACTAAAGGAAAAAGCAGAAGACTCTGAAGAACAACTTGCTATCGTTTCCACCTTTGTAAGACTGGGTATTCTTATCTGGTCAGGTGGTATTTTGACTTTGAATTATGTAACCATTCCCAGTTTTCCACAAGGGAAGATCGATCCGACATTTATCGCCTCCGTCTTTACAGGCGTTTTAGCGACGTTCGGCGTCCAGACTGCCAAGAGTAAAAATGGAAATGGTGGTTCCCCTGCTGGTGGTGTCAGCAAGGCTGATATGGAGAAGTTAATTGAAAGAGCAACCCAAACTGCCCCTGCTCAAACGATTAGGATTGAGCAAGCACCAATCAAGATTGCAGGACAAAATGATGGAGAACCCCCAGTCAGACCAACGATCTAGTTTTAAGTGGGCAGCACTAACAGTGGGAACATTGTTTGGTGTTGCTCATATTGGAATCTTGGGTCACTTGTTGAATGATAAGAAAGTACCAATAATCAATCTTCCTGTAGGTGATTATACAGCATATACTGTAGAAGCAAGGGAGAATGGTTATCGTATAGATTATCGTTCTAATGATCCGAGAGTTATGGGTGTGAGAAAAAATATTGATAAGAAGAATGGATTCTTCGGTATTGGTGGTAATTCCATAGTAGTCACTGAAGAAGAGTATACAATGGATGGTGCCCGCCATATGGGTGGAGGTGCCGAGGGAAAGTTGACTGCTCAAAACCTAGAATGCATCAAAGCGGAGGGCGCTGGAGAGTCAACCGGAAGAATGGTAGGTGCTAGTGTTGGTGCCGCAGCAGCACCTTGGTTTACTGGTATTCCTTATGTTGGTTGGTTAGTATCTGGTTGGGCAGTTATGTTTGGGCAGGATACTGGTGCAGATATTGGTGGTGAAATTGCAACAATGATGGAGGATTGTGATGAACTTTGATTTAACTTTAGAAGACTATACTATTATTCTTAATGCACTTCACTACTACAAAAAGGTAGAGAAGGTTGGAAATTTTCAACAATATAATGACGAACGTATAAATGAGTTAAGAGATAAGATGGCAGAACAACTTGTTCCCAGTGGATTTAATTACGATGAATTTAATTTTAAGACCTCTAAGTGATGTAAATGATGTTACTTGGAGTATTATTATTTCTTTGATAATACTTTTAATAGGTGTTACTTATTGTATTGTCTATATACTCCGTATGGCTTTCGATGAACTGAAAGATGGCGACTCTAAATGAAGTGGCATCAAAAATAACTGAAATTGATGCAAAACAAGATAAAGAAATCGCAGTCTTAACTCATAAGGTTGAAGACTTAGAGAAAACTGTTTCTGAATTTAGAGATAGGATTCGTAAGAATGAAAGATGGATTGCCGGTGCTGGTGCCATCATTAGTGCCGTCGTTACAATAATCGGAATCGCATCAGCATTA